TTTTTTTTTATTTATTATAATCTAAAGGTTTAATTTTTATCGAAATCTGGAATGCTTACGCATTACCAAGGCCTAGCTCTTTCTTTCTTAGTTCTATCGCTTTATCATTATCAGCTATTGCTTTTTTATAACGATCTATATCATTTTTGTACATTTTTACCCTTTTTCTTCCTAGTTGTATATTAAGTGCCCTAGTTTCTCTATCAAATTCTTTAAGTTCTTTAGGGTATCCATTATGTTTATCAAATTTATCAGTTACATATCTTGTATCTTTAAGCAATTTATCAGTGATAAATTTAATAATCCTAGTTAAAATAGATAATATTCTCTTTATAATACCTTTAGATTGATTTGATTTAGTAAGTTTGTATTTGATTTCAAATTTACGAAGTTTTGTTTTAAATCCAACTAATTTTCTTTCTAACCAAGATCTTGGTTTAGAGTTTATTGTATTCTTCAATTCGACTTCATATTTCTTTATAGCTTTTTCTGCATCTAACAAACTTCTTTCGTATGAATCTTTTAATTTGTACTGACTATCTAACAACGCATCATCAGTATTTTCAATAATGAAATCAATAGATTCGAGCAAATAATCGGTATCGTCTGTTAATTTATAAAGTGCCATAAACTATCTCCCATCTAAATTATTTTGTATAATCAGAAGGTTTGATTTTATTAAAACCAGGAATAGTTACGCAGTTATAAGATCTAGATTTTTCATTCTTAGCTGTAGCAACTTTTGCTTCTTTGATTCTATTACTATCGAATACGAAGAATACAATAGCATATTTATCACCGAAACGAACGATATGATATGCAGTAGCAGTACCAGGATTGATTTCATTGGCTTTGCGTTTCATATTCATAGCATTTCTATCTTCAACGTTTTCTTCTTCCATATCAAATTTAGTAGAACCATGAATCCCACCAGTTTTACCTTTAACATGGTATTTTTCTTTGCTGCTAAATAATGCTACATCTCCAATTTCTTTAATTAGAGGCTTAAGCTGAGATTCAACTTTAGAATCGATTTTGTAGTAATGTTTGAAATATGCTTGGTCTAATTTATCTCTAATACCAAACAAAGAAGCAAAGCCGTTAATAAGAGCACCTAATGGATTAAGAGGAGCTTGTATTACCCAACCCCATCTTTTTGCGTTTAGTACATGATGACCAAAAATTGCAGAAGATGCAATATTATATGCACCTGTTTCAATACTTTAATTTACTTTTTCTTCATTAAGTTTAAATAATGGCATTTTTATTTACCTACCTTTTCAATTAATTACCAAAAACCAATTTACCTTTATTATTCATAGCTTTTTGGAAAGTATTATGGAATTTTTCTTTATCCAAGCTATTATCTTGTTTTCTAAAATTATCAATACTCATATTGTAATTATTAGATTTGCCTTTTGTAGTATTTGCTAAGCGGTCTTTTGTTTTATTAATCGCTTTATCTAAATTTCTTCGTTCATTTTTTGTAGATTTAATATCGGAAGTAATAGAGTTAACTTTTGCATTATGAGCATCAATTTTGTCTTGTCTTCCGAATACTTTATCACCAACGTATTTTGTAAAGTTTAATAATTTTTCATTAATCCATTTAACAATACGAGTTAATACAGATAAGATCTTTTTGATAATAGTTTTAGATTTATTATCTTGAGTAAGTTTATATTTTTCTTCAAAACGTTCAATAGCACCCTTAAAGGATTCTAATTTACGTTCTAACCAAGATTTAGGTTTTTCTTCCATAACCTTTTTAAGTTCAGCTTCTTGAGATTCAATCTTTTTAGAATACTCTTCAAATTGCTGTTGTTGAGAGTCTAGTTCTCTTGTTAATACCTTTTCACCTTTTCTAGAAGCTTCTGTTAAAACAAACGCTTCAAAAGATTCTAATAAAGTTTCACAAGATTCAGCAGAATATGATTCTTGTAATTTATATAACGCCATTTATATTTTCTCCTTTAATTATTTAACAATTCATCTAGATCGCGACTTGTTTTTTCTTGTCTTTTGCGAATCTGTTCATCCCACTCTTTTTGTTCCTTACCCCGATATTTATTTAAAATATCCCTAGAAGCTTGTTTTTCCCTTTTTAGCTGATCTTCAAATTCTTTATTCCGCTTATTTATTCTTTCAGCCATTTTATTGGTATGATCTGTAACAGCAGCTAATCTAGTTCTAAAATCAACATGTGACTTTCTGCTTTTATTAGACGCATATGCATATTCTATATTCTTTTTAGCACGTCTTTTTTCGAACATTAGATCACGTCTAGAGTCTCTTTTTTCATGATCATATCTACGGCTATCTCTACCCATAGGAGTGTGTCTTGCTAATTTTATTAATTTATCTGTAATAAATTTAATAATATTAGTAATTACATAGATAATTTTTTGAAGTATAGTTTTGCTTTTATTACCTTTAGTAGCTTTATGTTTAGCTCTAAATTTAATAAGCATCTTTTTAAATCCAATAAGTTTAGATTCGAACCAAGATGTAGGTCTATTACTAAATTTAGTTTTAAAATCACGTTTAGCAGTCTCCAATCGATCTTCGATCTCACCTAATTCATCAGCAGTCTCTTGATCAATTTTAGCCTTTTCTTCTCTAGACATTCTTTCATATTTTGCTTTATCAATATCATCATCAGAATGCCTATTTCCAGTATAACCTTCTTCGTCATCATCTAGAACTTCTACACCATCAATAGTGTATCCTTCTGATAATAACCAATTAAGATTCTGATCGGCTGATGTATTTTCAAGTACAAATAGTGCCATTATTAAATACAACCTTTCTATCTAAATTTTTTATTTAATTTATTAGCCAACTCTTCTGCTTTTTTAGCATTCTTTTCTAGAGTATCCATAATAGATTTATTATCTTTTACTTTACTCATGAACAATTCACGAATGTCGCCTTTAGGTTGGATTTTTGTAATCAATTCATTGAAAGATAAGATATAATATTTGTATTGAGAAGATTTAAAATCAATATCTTTCTTCATCAATTTATCTAAAGCAGCTGTTTTATCTTTAATATCTTTAATATCTTTTCGTACAGATTCTTTAGTTCTATTAGAGATACCAGGACGTTTTAATTCTTCTTCTAGAATGGAAATTTGAGTATTAAGTCTAGAAGCTAATGCTGGATGAGGTTCACCAGTCATAATGGTATTAAATGTAGCATTCATGATATATTCTAAAGCAAATATTTGTCCAACTACCGGAATTTTATCAACTGTTCCACGAATACCAAAAGAATGAGCTTCTGCTTCAAATACTTTCATACCAGTAGCAAATTCAACACCATACCCATTCATAGCAACAAATTTATCAGCAAAAGATTCGTCCATAAATGCTGGATAGTTTGCGATTTGAGCTGCTATAGCATTTTTATAATTACCTTTTAACTGTATCATTTAAGTTGATGCTTTTTCTTTAAAATGGGATATAATTTGATTTCTAAATACTCCAATTAAAGTACCTTTTATTCTTAATAGATCATTAAGAAACATCGATATATCTCCATTAAAGCTTATTAGAGAACCACCAATATCCAATGCTTGATTTAAACCACTATTAGATCTTCTGGCATCATTAAATTTATTTTTTACAGAATCATTAGCAAATAATCCTGCAATCATTCCTAATTTTTGAGCTAAGCTTAGGTTAGTACCTAAAACACCATCTAATTTTAAGAATAAAGACAAAATCCCAATAGCACCGCCAAGAAGAACTTTACCGGCATTAACTTTAGCAATAAACTCAATTGCCATCTGCGTGAAATTGTGTCCTATCTCATGTAATATTACAGCCAAAATCTGACCGGAAGATAGTTTACCGTTAAATAACAAACCATCTGATATGAATGATATACCATTAATATTTGCAGACTCTCTATATTTTAAACCATTAGTATCTAATACATCACTAAAATCTGCAAGATGAGTAATATCTATAGATACTGGAAGGGTAAACGCGTTCGGAATACTGCTTCTAATAATATTGACAGTAAATGTTTGGAAGCCAAATTGCTTTTCTAAACATTTTTCAAATTCAACCCAATCTTTATTTCCTTGAATGTCGTTTACTGCGGAACTAAATCTAGATGCATTTATTTTTGCCAATCCAGTAAGACCGCTTGCATCTTTGATAAGATAAGGCTGTCTGAGCTTATCTAGAAGCTCTTCTGCTTTTTTGAGATATTTAGATTTTGGAACATAAGCTTCGCTTAATATTCTTCTTTCTTGAAAATCTCGAATCGTATATAATCCCATATTTTTTATCCTTTGCAAAGTTAAAAATATTAAATAAAAATATGACTTATATAAGTGTCATTCCTTATCATTTTATCTTTAGGCGGTATCCCTAGACATTGTGATAATATCAGGAGGTGATATACTAAAATGCGAGGTTATAATGAGCTCGAATTACCTAATGCTAAGAAGACGATAGTCTTAGACCATCTTCCTTCTTTTGATATAGCAGATTATGATTTTACTAATGAAAAAGATCTAATGAAGTATTTCAAGAATATTGAACGCATTTGCAGATCTTCTAGATCTTATAAAAAATATATAGAATACTTAAGAAACTGTGTTGATATGACTAGCTGTTCTTTCTATAAGAACGTAAATAATATCGATACTTATTCTATTAAGATTCATATACATCATTCTCCTCTAACTCTATTTGATTTGGTAACAACAATCTATGCTAAGAGAGTTGCTTGCCAAGAAAATATTTCTGAGAATGCTGTAGCTAAAGAAGTTATGTTTAATCATTATAGATTAAACGTTGGATTAATACCATTATCAGAAACTGTTCATGAGTTAGTTCATAACGGGTACCTATTCATTCCAACGAATTATGTATATGGAGATTATAAAACTTTTGTGCAAATTTATGGGAAGTATATGGATCCGCAGTTAAAAGCTACTTTAGAATATTCTGAAGCTATATCTAGGACTTATGATTATAATAAAGAAACTCAAGTTCTTGATATGCATATGGTTCATATAGATCCAACAGGCTCTTATGATTTCCCTAGTACAGAAGAGGTTATTAATAAACTTCAAACTAGAATTGATGAGATTGATAATGGTGCTACTGAAAATCAATATATGATTGATAAGAAAGAAGATTAGGAGGATACTAATGGGATTACTATTTACAGAAGAAAACAATGCTAAAAATGTTTTCAACCAATTTAATGAAGAACTCCAATATATGATTGAGAATGATATGTTGGAGCAAGGTCTTGCAAGACTAGTTCTTCTAGGAGAAGATTATACTTTGGAAGAAGAATTCGAGGTTGCTAAAGAATTAAGATCTATTGATGAAGAAAAAGCTAATAGAATTTCTGAACAAGCTATTGCTGAAGCAGCCAATGTTCCAATGCCTGAATTAAATAGTGTTGCTAGTTTGGAACAAGCAACTGCTAAGATCAAAGCTCTTACTAATCAATTGAATCAAAAGATTAAAGAACAGCAAGATGCAGTCGCTTCTAAAAAAGGCTGGTATGCAACAGTAATTCTTAATATTAAACGAGCTATCACTTGGTTAAAAGATAAAATCTCTAGCGGTTATTTCAAAGCTAAACAAGCTGCTACAAAGGTATTTTCTAAAAATAAAGAATTAGATAAAGCTACAAATGAATGGAAGCATGCTAATAATCAATATAATAATGCCATTCAAAGAACAACTTTTGACTAAAGATAGAAAAGCCTTTTAATGACTATTTATTAATGATTATTCTAATATATTATAGTGGTCATTAAAGGAGAATTATTATATGCTTCTAAAAGAATCTGACCTTTATGGGTCTAATGATTTCGACTTTATTGAATCTCTTGATTCTTTGAGCGAATCTGAAATGATCTATACTGCAAACATGGTTCCTATTAGACATATTGACCGTTTAAATAGTAATCTTATTCAATTAGAAGAGTTCGTGAAATACGGCACTTTTAATGGTATTACAAATGGTCATAAAGCTATCGGAGCTGTATGTGAAGCTAGTATGATTAACAACGATTCCAGTATTGGTTTTGTTGTAAATGAAGCTTCTCTTTATGAAGATGATGAATTAGTAGAGATTACTCAATCTATTAAAGAAGCTGGATATAAGGTATACATTACTCCAGTTTCTGAAAACTCTATTTATTATCAACAATTAATGGAAGCTTTTAACAAAGACTTTGAAGCAGAAAGCTTCAAAGATTCTTACCATCTCCAAGCATATTGTGAAGGCACTATCAAAGATAACCTTAATAAAATAAAATATGCTGTCGGTGGAGTTGGTAATAGAGCCGGACAAAATATGATTAGAATCAAAAATCATATTCAAAACGGTACTGATGCAGTTAAATCTGCCGCTACTACTGCAGGAGATAGCGTAAAGACTTTAGCTAATAAATACTCTGCTGCTAAACAAGCTGTAAGAAACTTTACAGACAAAGCTTCTAAAGCTCCAGAGTCTTTAAAACAAACTGCAAACAATACTTTGCAAAAAGCTAAAGACACTGCTACTACTATTAAAAATAAATTAGTAGCAGCCAAACAAGGATCCTAATTTTTAAATATGGAAGGAGAACATGGCCATGTTTAACTCTGCTATTCAGACTCTTTCTGAAATGGCTATTGCTGATAATGGTACCAAAATTCCTCAAACTACAAAAGTATCTGTAGTTGAAGAAGTTAAATCTTTATTAGATGGCTTAGCTACCATTCCAGTTAGTGAATGTAAATTTACTGCTGAAATGGTTCCAGTTCGCGAATCTAAAAGATTTGGTAAATACTTAATTGAAATGGAAGACCTTTCTCGTTATATGATTACAAATGGTCTTTCTTCTGTAACTGAAGCTATTGGTTCTATCTTGGAATGCAATGGTCTTAAAGGTCAATATCATAACACTGCTTTAATCATTGACGAAGCTTCTATTCTTGATGAAATGAGCACTCTTGGTATTGGTACTGATGATAACTTGAATAAATGGCATGATACTGGTTTAGGTAAAGGCTTATGGGGCGATCAAGCTAATGTAATGACTTATCGCAAATTTGCTAATACTAAACAAATGATGGATACATTTACTGGTAAATATGGTATTCAACTTATTAAGAAGAACTACAATGTTGGTTTAGCAGAAGCTGCTGAACAAGAAGACGTTCAACTTAAAGTAGAACCTACAGATCAAGTTATCCATGAAAAACCAGTTGAAGCTAAAAAGGTTTCCAAAGCTGATAAAAAATTCATTGCTGATGATATCGAATCTGAAGAACTTGGTGATGAATTAGATAGCATGATGGGCTTTGGTGATGTTGAAAATGATGATTCTGATAGTGATCTAGAAGAATTCCAAGAATCTGTAGATCCTCATCAAAAACATCTTCAATATTTAAGAGACATTGCGTCTGGTAAATATGATAAAGATTTAATGTAATTCAATTACTGATTTTACTTGGAGGTAAAATACTATGGCATTGTTCCGTATTAATGAAGAAGCATCTGAAGATCAAGCAAAAGGTAATATTGGTTTAGATAATGATGCTAAAAAAGGTTTATATTTAGCTGACGAATATGATGAAGAAGAAGAAAAAGAATTCATCGGTGCTGGTGATGAAAAAGAAACTAGCAAAGTAAATATTCCTGCAGCATTGGCAGCAAAAACTGCTGGTGGTGTAGCTCATGACGATACTGAAGATAATGGTGTTAACGGTGTTAGCGAAGGTTATACAGCTAAAGAAACTGTTCAAGCTACCAAATCTTTACTCCGCAATCGATTAAAAAAATTCGGTAAAATTCCTACTGATACAAAACATCAAATTCACAAAGCAGTTGCTGATAAAGTAAATTCTGCTGATTTTGCTAAAAAAATTGATCGTGCTAATGTTGTAGCTGATAATAAAGCTGCTCGTAACCGCGCTAAATTCTTCTCTAAAAACTAATATAATATTTGATAAGAAAATCTGCCTAGAGAGCTATTCTCTAGGCAGTTGTTTTCTAAATTGGAGGATATTGATATGATTTTTTCTAACCATGATAATGGTATTTTAGATGAAGCAACTTCTATTGTTGGTAGTTCTAAAATTCTAATTCATGAAAACACAGAGTATTTTCCAGAATTAGTTATTATTAGAGAAAGTAAAGAAAAGAATTGTAATATTATCAGAATTGAAGACTTGGTAGAGTATGCAACTTCTAATGGCATTACAAATGGCACTCAAGCAATTATTAATGTTTGTGAAGCTAGCGATGTTAATCCATCTACTATTTCTTTATCTTTAGATGAAGTTAATGCATATGCTGATCAAGAAATGCTTGATACAGCAAGACATTTTGCAGAAGCAGGATTTCAAATCTTCTTAAATCCAATCTCTAAAAATGATCCAGTATATGAATTAACAGAAACTACTTTTGATAAGATTCATGATCTTATGCAACGTGGTGATGATATTGGTTCTGATGAATTATTAGATGCTTATCTTAATGATGATTTCGAAACATTGAAAGAACAAACTGATATCAATCCACAAAATAAGATTCTTCAAAAGCTCAAAAGAGTACCACAAGAAGTATCTTCTAATATTAATGATAAAGAATATCTTGGTAAGAAAATGGCTTCTATGAGAAATCTTTACTATTCTTTAAGAAATAAAGCAAATGGAGATTCTCCTACAAACATGGATACTTCTACTGTAAAGGCATTAATGAATAAAACTCAACAAGCTATTGGGTTTGTAAGAGCTAAATTGAAATAATAATAACTAATTTTGAAAGTTATAATAATTACATTATAATAAATCTTTGGAGATATAGATTTTTCATCGGATTTTATATCTCTAAGCAATGAAAATAATTTATAAATTATTCTAAAACTTTATCATTATGATCATAATGGAGGTATTTACCTATGTTAATTACAGAATCTCAGTTGAATCGTTCTGTAGAAACTACTGGCTTCCAAGGTATCCTTGACGAAGCAGTATACTTGAGCGAAGCTGAATCCGCTCTTAATCCTATTGCGGTTCCAGTAGTAGAAAATACTCGTATCGGTGCTGCAGTTGTTAACTTCTCCGACGTTGAACGTTTGGCTGAAGAAAACTGCTTGGATTATTTCGAAGCAGTAGAAGCTATTGCAGAAGCTAACGAAATCGATATGGATTCCTTAGCTGTAGCTGTTGATGAAGCTCGCATCATTATGGATCCAGCTATCATTGATGAATGTCACAATGTAGTAGTTCGTCCTATTAGCGAACAATCCGATGCTTATGTATTCGTTGACTTGATGCTTGAAGCATTCGAAAACACTGGTGACGTTGATTACTTGAACATGATTGTTGAAGACGGCGAACAACCAAAAACTGTAGAAGACATTAAAAAAGATGCTCCATCTGCAGAAGGTGCTGAAGAAAGCAAATTGAGCAAATGGTTAGAAGAAATTAAGAAAAATTGCATCGACAAACCTAAAGAATGGATTGCTGATAAAATTGCTGCTCTTAATGTAAAATCCAACCAACTTAAACAAAAAATGGAACAAGATGGCGAAAAAGCTCCTTGGTACAAAAAATTAGTAGCTATGGTTGCTAAAGCTATTGCTTACTTGACAGAAAAAATGACTAGCGCTGAACGTCGTGAACGCGTTGGTCAAGAAATGGCTGATGCTAAAGCTAAAAAAGACGCTGAAGCTGCAGCTGCTAAAAAATAAGAATCGAAGATAATATAGAGATATAATTATTTAGATAATTTAAATTGACCTAGGGGCTTAATGCTCCTAGGTCTTTTTTGTGTTTCAAATACCTATGACACTTTAGTAATCTAATCATTAAATGTAATGAGGTATTTATAAATGGGATACTTTAAATCTTACTCTCTGATATTAGAAGAAGCACAACCTCCTTCTAAATTAGATATTTATATTAAAATAATTACAGACATTGCTTTGTCTACTATTATAGGGCAAGCTGTTAAAATCTTCGTAGAAGATAGAGTAAATAACGACTTTGATATTAAATTAGAATCTTATAAATCTAATAGAAAATTCTACGAATACTTATCAAAAGAAATCTCAAATATTTATAAGAAAAATCCAGATTATAGAAGAATGAGTTATGATGATTATCTAAAAACTCCATTGTCTAAAAAGATGAAAGCATTCTATAATAAAAAGGATTTAAAAACTATTGCTAAACAAGTTAAAGATGCATTAGCTGCTGGTGTGATCAATACCTTTGTTTCAACTATGTTTAAATTTCCTGGTGGTAAAGCTATGATAATCCCAATATTCTATGTATTGAATACTAATCATATTGGACTTGGTAGAAGCTTTATGTATGTACCAGTAGAAATAGAAGGAGCTCTTACCTTACTAGGATTAAATTTTGGTAAGAGTGGCAATTTATTCATCAATGAAGTCGAATTATTTAGCTTTGATGAAAAAGATGATGTTGTTCGAATTCCTATAAAACGTCCTCCAACAAAACTTTATCAACTCACAAAAGAAGAGATGAAAAAAGTAGTAGCTAAAATGGAGAAATATAAGAATAAGAAAACCGATAATCCAGAGCAATTACTGATTGATTATATTAAAGAATTGAGAGATGAGTTATGCTAAAAGATGAATTTTTTAATGCCATCTCAGAATCATATGAATTTGATGCTATATTAGAGATGGCACAAGATAATAGAAATATACTTCTCTGGATGTATGAGAATGGGTACATCTCTCAAGAGTATTTTGAAGAAGCAGAAAATTCTGGCAATGACCAATGGCGAATAGATAATATTACTGCTATTAAAACCAATCTTAAGAAGTTTAAAGATTATGCTAATGATCAAGGTAAAAAGAATAATGAATGGTTAATCCAAAATAGAGATTATCTTGTGGATTTCCAAAAATATCCAGTAAAAAGTGGTGCAAATATTCAAAATGCTCCATCATATACTACAGCATTTGCTAGAATAAAGAAACCATTAAGTTCTAATATTAGTGGAGTAGATCTTAAAAGAGTTATTATTTTAGATACAAAGAATAATACTCTTCAAGGAGATGCTAAGAAAGCTGCAGATTATAAAAATAATCTATGGTTTAAGAAAATGCTAGTAAATGAATACGACGGACAAAGCGACTTTGCTAAATTTGCTAGAGACTTTTATTATGGTATAGATAAAAAAGTTAATATGCAATCTCAAGATATTCAACAATTAATTCCTAAAGCATATAACTTCTGTACCACTTATAATACTTTAATAAAATCTTTTGAAACAGATGTAAACGGTATTATAAATTATATTAATAGAAATCCTATTACAGGTAATCAAGAACCTAATTTATCTCCATCTCAATTAGCAGCTAATAAAAATGCTGATGCTGTAAAACAGTCTAATACACAAGGCATGGCTTCTACAGCACCATTAAATGCAGATACAGATTATTCATTATTCTATACAAAATATTTTAAAGATCTATTAAATGAAGATGATGCTAACAAATCATCTACCGCAACTCCTAAGATGACCTTTGATAATAGATCTTCTAACAATAATCAAAATAATTCCAACCAACAAAATACTTCTCAGGATAACCAACAAGCTAAACAAGATCCTGAGGATAGTGAGACAGTTATTTATAATAAGAAGAAACTTATTTGTGATATCTTAAAGCAAGCATTAAATGCCAAAATGACGGCAGCTGGAATGTTGTATAGAGATTTGTTTTCTTATATGCAGGCTCATGTAAATAGCTATAATAAGAATAAGCAAGCTCCTTCTCAAAATCAAAATAATAATCAGGAAAAAGCTAATACAAATCCTAATAAACAACCAGTTCCTAATACCGATGAAAAGGCTGGTGAATAATATGGCTTTATTTATATTAGATGAAGCTAGGGTTATTAAGAATATTGAGGGTATTGTTCGTAAAGTAAAAAGAGTAACATCTGGAGATGCACACCACCCTCCAAATATGAAAAAATACGAAAAGACTTTTCTTGGAGATAGATTCACAGCACAGCCTAAAAAAGCTGGTGACTGGAAGAATAAACAAGATACTGATGGAAATCCTAATAGCTATAAATAGAATATTACCCATACTCATAATGAGTATGGGTATAATTTTTACTTCAATTATATACTATAATAATGATATAAAGTTTATATAGTTTTAGGAGGATCTAGTATGAATATTATTTTTATGCCAGTAGAGGCTATTTTATGGATGATACCAGCAGTAGTAATAGGAACGGTTGGATGGGTTAATGATAATAAGGGCTTATTAAAAAATGAGCCAGAAAATTTTATAGATTATTCTGACAATATTCCTGATAGAGAAGAAGTTTATTATGATATTTCTTATTTTGAAAAGAAATTAGATGAGCAATTAAAAGCTAAAGAAAATAAAGGGGAGTAATCCTCCCTTTTATTTTTTTTTCTAAACTCCTTACAAATCTCACTTGACCTTACTATAATAGAAAATAAGTAAAAAGAGAGATGGTGATACATAATGATTATAGATATGCTATTTCTATTTGCAATACATTGCCTAGCCGACTTCCCACTTCAAGGAGAATATTTAGAAAAGAATAAAAGAAAATCTTTATATCTATTAACCTGCCATTGTATTTTGTATGCGTTTATTGTTTGGGTCGGTTTTTGTATTATAACAGGAGCGAGATTTGCTGATTATTTTAGTAGGGTTATTTTCTTAATAATTCTTATATCTCATATATTAATAGATTTTGGAAAATGCTATGCTATGAACTCTTTGATTATAGAGAGACTAAATGGGATGATTAGTAATGAAAAGTATAGAAGATTAGAAGCTACACTAAATAGATTCGATCAATTATTTCATATTCTCATTCTTTTCCTAATTTACTTTTGCAAGTAATGACCACTTAGTAATTGAATTATGAATATAGGAGGAAAAGATGAAAAGATATCCTTGTCCCTATTGTAGCGAAACTTATCATAGAGATAATTTAGTAAAGCATATAGAACGAAAACATGACGATGAAATTCCAGAAGGATATACTGCATATAGATTAGTATATGATATTGTGAATAACAAACATGGTCATGGTAATTGTACTGTATGTGGAAATCCTACTAAATGGAATGAAAAGCGTCAAAAATATGAACGTCTATGTGGTAATCCAAAATGTTATGAGACTGTTAAAAAGACTTATCAAAAACGTATGATGAAAGTCTATAATAAGACCCATCTATTAGATGATCCTAAACAACAAGAAAAGATGCTTGCTAATAGACGAATTAGTGGTAAATATAAATGGTCAGATGGTAAAGAATTTACTTATACAGGCAAGTATGAGCTAAATCTTATGAAGTTCTTAGATGAGGTACTGGAGTTTGATTCTTCTGAAGTAATCGCCCCAGGACCTGTATTAGAATATACCTATGGCGGTAAAACCAGACATTGGATCACAGACTTTTTACTACTTCCTTACAATCTAATCATAGAAGTTAAGGATGGTGGCAAAAATCCTAATACAAGAACTATGACTGAATATAGAGCTAAACAAATAGCCAAAGAAAAGATGATTACTAATATGGGAGAATACAATTATCTTCGTTTAACAGATAATGATTTCTCTCAATTATTTACAATGCTTGCTGAATTGAAAATGCAAGTTGTTGAAGATAAAGTTACTCCAATTTCTAGAATAAACAAATAGGAGTTTATAATGGATATATTTAATCAATCTTTGTCTGAATCTAAGGATAAAGTTTATAACGATTATACTATAGAGGATTTTGAAACTGAATTCAAAGATCAATTTTATGATGCTGCTATCTCCTCTAGAAAAGAAAAGATAGAGTGGCAAAAAGATCTTATTACAAAATTTAATAACAAAGCTTCAGATCTTACTTCTGCTATGATGCAAGAATTAAGTGTAAAAGAAGCCATTATTAAGATCTTTAATTCTGCTAAAGTACTTAGAGATTTTAGAGTATATGCAGCTAGCAAAACCACTAGTAAGAAAACCCAAATATATTATATCGAAAAGAAAATCAGAAAATATCCAGAATTGGATATGGAGAGATATAATATCGGAGAGCTTAAATACAATATACCAATGCTTGAAGAAGGTTTCAAATCTGTCTTAGATATTTATCTAGATGAAAAGCATTGGCTAAAGAACGGCCCTATTGAGGCTATTACTTTTAATAAATACAAAGATTATGAAAATAAAGAAAAACTCATAAAGCTATTTGAAAAGAATTCTAAGTATTTTCATAAAACAGATAATCTAAAACCTTCTGAAATTATAAAACTTTCTAATTTGTATGATAAAGAAATCTCTAAAGATTTGAAACAGGTTAAAGATTATCATGATGAATGTATTGATCATATAGGTGAGGTTAGGAATAAAGTAAATAGTTTATTTATTAAACTTCTTAAAGAGAATCTTGATGATAAAAAACTATCTAAAAGATTAAGACAAACCCACCAAAGATTCATAAATGATAGCCTGCATTATACTAGTATAATCAATACTAATATTTTTGCTGCTATGACCTTTTATATAAAATATTATAAAGAGACTTCTAGAGTGATCCATAAGATCTTTATGGAAATAGAAGCCTTTAATAAATAGAGGAATAATATGGGATTATATGTACTTGAATCAGCAATTACTGAAAAAGATTTATTGGAATCTGTTTCTTTAAATGCTGAAGAAAAAGAAGCCCTTCAAGAAGTTTTTCTAATGGAAGAAGATATTACCGCATCTGATAGAGAAGGATTAGAAAAGGCTGCTAGTAGAGCCTTTTATAAAAGACTCAGTGCTGATAAAGAGAGTCTAAAGGCTTTCGATCAAATAATAAAAGATAGAGATGATTTTACTAGAAGCAAACTAAGAAAAGAAATAGAGCATGCTCCTAAAACTTGGGTGGCTTCAAAAATTGCTGCCTTTAGAAGCCTCTATACAAAACTAGAAGCTGAACTAGATCAAGAAAAGAATATGGGAAGGATTAATCTTTTAAGAAAGATCATGAGAATTTGTATTAAGATTATCGACTGGTTAGCTTTTAGAATGCAAAAACTTGGAAATAAAATCTCCATAGGTCCTAAGGATAATTATGGAGGTAAGCATATAAACAAATATCGCAATAGAGAATATAACGGTAGAGTTAGAGCTATTCAGAAGAAAATCGGAATTTCTATGAATGACGAACTTACTTATCATGGAGATAATGACGCATAGCCCTTTTATACTCTGCACATTATAATAATCTTTAAGATTACTTGTTTTATAATATATTATGAAAAGGAATGGTGACCTTAATGCGCGAAGGCAAATTTGTCAAAATCATCGCTCCAGGCGGTGCAACCTTAAATTTTGTTGGTGTCACTGGCACTACAGAAAAAGTATTAATGGAAGTTTCTGCGGTAGCTAAATTATGCGACCGTGGTTGTCAAGTATTCGAAATCAAAGAAGAAGCTGCTGCTGAAGAAGGTAAAGAACCAAAAGTTACTTATACCCCTCTTTATAACAACTTCGATTTAGTATCTGGTGTAGAACTCTTTACAGAAAAACAAAAAGCTGATTTCGAAAAACGTGGTTTCAAAGAATGTAATGAAGATAATGGTGGTAATCGTCAAATCGATTCTAAAGAATTAGAAGATATCTTAGTTACAGATATCGAATCCATTATCGAAACTCTTAAACACAATGAAGAAACAGAACGTATCGAAATTATTTCTGAAAAGCTTAAAAAGCATATTGCTGAATTAAATGCTCAAGAAGAAGTTGAAACAGAACCTAAAACTGAAGAAGAAATTGTTGAAGAAAAAGCATCTGCTCACTTCAAAAAACACTTCAAAGATTTAGAAGAAGAAGAAAAAGCTAAAGAAGCTGAGGCTGCTAAATCTGAAGAAGAAAAGGCAAAAGAATCTGCTTTAGATAAAGGTATTGTATACCGTCAACTTCCTCGCTTTGGTAATAAACCTTCTTCCTCTTCCTTCCGTTATAATGAAGAAGGCGGAATCGAAGAAGACACTTCTGATAAATCTGGTGCAAATCCTAAATCCAATAGTGATGCAGGTGTAACTCCAGCTGGTTCTGATGAACATACTACTTCTCCAAGCACTACAGAACGTACAGAAACTGGTGAAGCTACTCATGAAGCTACTCCTGGTAACCCAGAAACAACTGGATCTACAACATCTGGCAAACCTGGTAAAAAGAAAAACGGTAGCCAAGCTCCAGACGAAGCTACTTCTCCAGGTAGAAGAACAGAAGAAAATCCTACTCCAGTTGTTCCAGGTCCAATACAACCACCTCCTCAACCAGAAGATCATTTATAATATTTAAATTATTAAAAATAGAAAGGTGTTATTAACAAATGGCATTATTTATTCTTACAGAAAATAAAGAAATTTTAAACTTAATTGCAGAAGACTTTGCATTAGAGTTTGTTGATATTGAAGCTTTAGATGAAGGTGGTAATGACGAAGCTGTTGGTCGTCAAGTACTCCTTCAAAATATTGATGCTGGTATCAAAGCCGATGGCGACTCCAGCAAATTGGTTCAAATCAACAAAGTTCTCCAACATATTGATGATTTAAACTGGTTAGAAAAACTTCAATTAAAAATGGAGAAAAAAATCAGAGAATATAATCAAAAATTGAAAGATGATAGCCAAGGCAAACTTGCAAAAGTTTGGACTAAAATCAAACAATTCTTAGCTAAAGTAGTAGCATCTATTACAAAAGCTATTAATAAATTAGCATATTCTGTAAAAATGGGTTATAGAGCTGGTAAATATCAAGCTACTGGTGGTCTTAATAGTGGTTTAGATTTGATGACCAAACCTGGTCAAATGAAAGGTAGTGCTGGTAAACGTGTTAATAGACATCTTGCTGCTCTTTCCGCTCATCAAGAAAAAGGCCTTTCTGCTAAATTAAATAAAGCTAGAGCTGCTAGAAAAAACGAATTACGCGATAGATAATAATTAAATGAGAAGAGCCGTAATAGCTCTTCTCATCTCCTTGTGTTTAAATATGATGACACTCTGATAATATAAAATGGAGGTCAGATTATAATGCAACAATGGAACTTCAAGGTCTCAGGCAAAGTATTAATTCCTGGAGAGAAATCAGATGGTCTTATAATTAGACCTGAGAACTTTAAAAATATAATCCGTATTAGTGATTATGAAAATAAGAATATGCCTACAATGTTAGCACACGTTAATTTAGACAAGAATCTTTTTGATAAGATTATTGCTAATGCTAAAACTGCTACAATGTATTTAAAAATAGATAAGTATGATACTAATCAAGAATTAGAAACTCCTACTGTGGAATCTTATATAGAAGATGAGTTCTCTATCTTTGTATCTAATGATATAAACTATTATAAAGAATTAGATTACAAAGAAA